ATTTGAATATAAATACCATTGAAAATATAATGGCATTGATGCCCCCATTCTAAATGCAAATACTTTTCGACGCTCTGCATCCCCATGGTAACCAATTCCACATTTACGAATATTATAATAATAATTAGCCTCACCATTTAATAATGTATCTTCAGTCCAAATTGCAATCTGTTCTCTAATTCTATTTGTTAATGACACTCTCTCATATGAAATAATTCTACCTCTACCCAATTCATAATTTGGCTCTTGATCTTCTTCGGAAAAACATAAATTATATCTTGCTTGTTTATTAACAACCTTTCCATTCATTAATGCTTTTTTATCCATTGGTAATGCATCATGTTCATCCATTATCAATTCAGTGTCTTCAGTTTGCAAAATATACTGAACACCTTTTCGAATGACTAAAACGAATGCACCGTGTTTAACTAAATCTTTTGCACCGGGTTTAACTAAATCTTTTGCACCGTGTTTAACTAAATCTTTTGGCAAATTGTCACTTAAATTTATAATTTCACACTCTAATCCTAATTCTGATAATTGCTCATATAAATGATATAACCGATCAGGTAAATAGCCATTGGTTGCAAGAGCCCCAATTTTTTGCATACCAACATGATTTTCCGCAACATCGCCAAATGTTACAGTATAGCACTTATTCATACTTGTAATATATATTTGTAATATATATTAGTATATTTGTATTCAAATATACAATATTTGAATATACAAGTTTACAAGTATACAAGTGTACAAGTTAATACAATAATGAATATTACAAGTATACAAGTTAATACAAGTATTGTAAATTTTAAAGTTATTTTAGTTTGGGTTTTACAAAAAAAACTCCCAATTGACTTAATTAAGTATATTTACGAAGAGTTTTTTGAGGCTAATTTTGCATATCAACAATTGATAACTGCAATACATTGCGAAGATTCATGCAAATTAAATATGATACCATTATTTAATTGTATTCAAAAAATTTTTACAAAAAATACAAATAATTTAACAATTATTCCATATATATGCAAAAATCATAAAATATTCAACAAATATTATATAGATCAATATATTAAAAATATTAAACATTTTAGAAAAATGGACATTGATCATTCATTTGTTACATGCATTTTAATGGCATTATATCATTAATATATTTAAATTCTACATAATCGAATAAAATATTCTTCCTCTTTTTCTATTTTACCATTTTGTATCCTTTTTGTATCAGGTATAAAATGCCCTTTATGAAATTGTAAAGTATGTGCAATCTGAAACATTGATTTTACAAATGCCATTTTAAGAGATATGTTCAATGGGGCGTAATAAGATGCTAATATTTCCATCAACACAAACATTACATTAACGGCAATATTTTTTTTTCTATAGGAGAGATCTAATTCTATATGTGATAAAACAATTAGATCAATATCATCTATGTTTAGATCAATATGCCCAATTTTGGAATAGGCAATTTTGGAATATACAGTATTGGGATATACAGTATTGGGATATAAATGTATCTCTATTTTATTCCGATGCTTATTAAATGTTAAATGCAATTTTGAAATAATATTTGCATCAACATGTAATTCTGTATTTACGACACATTTTAGGGGAGGGACTGGTATTGTTTTGGCATTAATTGTTTTGGCATTAATTGTATTGTCCGTCAGCCCAAAATGTGGATTTATTATATTATTAGTTAAAAAATCATAATAATAGTTACTAAATTGAGTTTTATAATTAGTATTACTAATATTATTAAATAATGAAATATGTGTACATACATTTCTAATTTGTGGAACATATTTATTTTCTTTTTCTATAAAATCAATAGTAACGCTAAAAATATTAAATCCAGAATTTGATTCATTATATGGGACGGCATTTGATTGAATTATACTATCTGCAATTTCTTCTATGTATATATTAAGACAATTATCATGTTTATCTTCATTATTATTAGGGGTTAAAGGGGAGAATCCCCTAGCAATATTACCAATTTTATCATCATTTAAAAAAGCATCAGGCCATTTATATTGTAAATCACTATCTTTGATATACATTGCATAATTTGTATTTTCTAATTCATCTTTAAATAATATATCGCTCTTTACGGCTATAATATTATTCATATAATAACATTTTTTAATGCCATTTTTTGATATATATAGAATAAAATATAATATAAAGTCTATTCTATATCCATTATATAAATATGGTTTATATTTTTCATATGTTCTATATAGTGGCATATTATCAATATAATTTTTATATATTTTAATATGCGTTTTTTTAATATTTAATATAGATTTTAGTTCTGCCCCTTGTAATACAAAATTTTTATCATATTTGCTACCCGTTGATGCTTTAAGTATTTTAAATTTATTAGCATAACCAATTTCACTATATACCAAATGAACAAATTGCGATTTTGTTGCAACCATATATTTATCTAATTTAGCCATTAATAGATCAATATTTGTAAGCCCATTATTTTCTTTAATAATATTATAGGTTAATAATTCATAATTGTTTACTTTATTTATTGTTACGTCTTTTATTTTACATGGTCGAACATATACATTATTAGAATTTAATGTAAAATGTAATTTTGTTGCAATATTATCAATAAATATTGATTTTTTAATCATATGTATTTTATTATTTTTAATAGATATATGCCTATGTGAATATATTTCCAAAAATTGCGCAATCATTGCCGTTGCAATTCCACGATTTTGATATTCTTCCATTATTACAATTGTTAAATAATTGTTATTATCTAATGTAAGATAACCAATGCAACTAGAATTGGCATTATTTATTCCAATTATAAATATATTCTGTAAACTGCATATTTTTAATAATTGGTTGAACTGAATTGATTCATTATGAAAATATATTTTTTTGACATATTCAATCTCATAGTCTAATGCATCTAAATAGGGAACCAATACACACCTATTAGCCCCAGTTAATATATGAAAAAATGGTGATAATACGCCATGGCTACAAACTTCTGCATCTGGAATAGGTCGGCGTTTTAATCCAAATGCTGGAAAAACTGTACTATTTAATATGAAAGCAAAATAATCCTTTGAAAATCGTTGTTCAAATATATGACATTCTGGAGTATTTTTAATGCCTTCAACGCAATTAAATCCAATACCATGGCCATTAAATTCTAATATAAAAAAATTATTATCATCAGTCATTAATACATCAACGCCATGTATATGGTATCCTATATCATTTTCTTCATATATAATAGAATTATTAAATGCTATAGCAAACGCCAATGTTTTTTTAAATTCATTAAATTTATCCATATTTATTGGCGTTGCAATATCATCGGGAAAATTATATACTTTCATTGTTGAACTGGCGCACGATATATGAATATGTCTATTTAACCAATCACTTTTTTTGTATTTTTCCTTTGCCGATAATATTTTGCACTCATCGTGGATATAACAACGTTTAATTCCAGATTCTACTATTAATATTGTATACATTCTTAAATGAAATTTTTTACCATCAATGGTAAGTGCCGGATTTGTTATATAGTCCATAATAATTGCATTGTGTGGTTTAATGTTTAATTCTTTTTTAATCTTATAATATTCATTTTTTGTTGAAAAAACTTTAACGCCTTTTTGTTGATTTACTTGATTTTTTTTTAAAATATATGTGCCACTAGATGAGGCGGGGGGTGGGGGTAAGTCCCCTAAACCAATATTAGCGCCCTCCGTTTCAAACTCATCTATTGTATATGTTTTTGGGATGTATTTAATTCCAACTGGAAGTAATTTTTTTATTGTTTCATATAATTTTATTTTTTCACTTAATGATTTATGCCCGCCTAATGTATTTTTAATGACGGCCTTTTGTTTTAAAAAAAGTGGATCCCACCATTGAAGCCTACCATTTATCATCTGTTGTTTAGAATTTTTATTCCCATATATATCAACCCCCGATAATGATCCAAATGAAACATGCACGTGTTTAGTAAGTGGTTCTTCATGAAAATCATATTGTGCTAATAATTGTTTCAACTCATCATAAACCAAACCCATATCACCATTATATATACTATAATAATATTTTTGATTAGGTATACTATCCTCAGTATTTATACTATCCTTAGTATTTATACTATCTTCAGTATTACCACCAACTAATCTTTTTTTTGGCGATTGTAATGCATTTGATATAATAAATGCCAATATTAATATTAACAATACAAATAATATAAAAACAACTAAGAATGAAGATTTCATAATGTATATAAATATATTTATAAAGTATCATAGTTTTATTTTTGAATTATACAAAAAAAAAGATTTTATTTTTGCCTACTTTTTTTTAAATTCGACATAATCGAATAAAATATTCTTCTTCTTTTTTACTTTCATTTTTTTGCCCACTTTTTGTATCAGGTATAAAATGCCCTTTATGAAATTGTAAGGTATGCGCAATCTGAAACATTGATTTTACAAATGCCATCTTAAGAGATATATTTAATGGGGCGTAATAAGATGCTAATATTTCCATCAATACAAATATTACATTAACGGCTATATTTTTTTTTCTATATGGAGAATCTAATTCTATATGTGATAGTACAATAACATCTATATTATCTATGTTTAGATCAATTTTGCCAATTTTGTCAATTTTAGAATTGTCATGATATAAGTGTATTTCTATTTTATCTCTATTTTTATTAAATGTTAAATGCAATTTAGAGATAATATCTGCATCAACATGTAATTCTGTATTTACAATGCATTTTAATGGCTGGACAAATTGGACTGTATTGTCTGACAATCCAAAATGTGGATTTATTATATTTGCCGTTAAAAAATTATAATATTTATGGCTAAATGCATCTTGAAATGATTTATTATTATATCCAGATAATCCTATATGGGTATATATATTTCTAAATTGTGGGACATATTTATTATCTTTATATATAAAATCAATAGTGGCGTTAAAAACACTAAATCCAGAATTAGATTCAGGATATGATATAGCATCCGATTGGATAATACTATTTGCTATTTCTTCTATGTATAAATTGAGCTCATTTTGCATTTCATAATTTGAGGGTATAAATGTATCTGGCCATGTATAGTTTGCATCTTCTTTTTTTATATATATTTTATATGATGTATTATCTAATAATTTATTCTTAATTTCATCCTCAAATAATATGTTACTACATGCAACCATAATATTATCCTTTAAATAATAGCATTTTTTTACTCCGTTATTTGATATATATAAAATAAAAATAAGATGTAAATCTATCCTATAGCCATTATATAAATATGGCCTATATTGATCATAATTTCTACTCTTAATATTATCATTATTTTCATAATAATTTTGATATATTGAAATTGTTTTTATATTCACATTTAATGTAGATTTTAATTCAGAGCCTTGTATTACAAAATTTTTATCATATTTACTCCCCGTTGATGATTTAATAACTTGAAGGCTATTATGGCTTCCAGATTCGCCATATGCCAAATGAACAAATTGAGAATTTGTTTTAACCATATTTTTATTTAAATCACTCAGTAAAAATTCATAATTAAATCCATTATGAGTATCTACAATAAATTGATATATTAATAATTTATGACTATTTACTTTTTTTATGCTAATATCATGAATATGACATGGGCGAGAATATGTATCACCTTTAGGGTTTAAAGTGAAATTTAATTTTAATGCAATTTTATCAATAAAGGCATTTTTTTTAATCATATAAATTTTATCATTTGATGCAAAATGCCTATGTGCATATATGTCCAAAAATTGCGCAATCATCGCGGTTGCAATCCCGCGATTTTGGTATTCTTCCGTAACTACAACAGTCAAATAATTATTATGATCCAATGCAAGATAGCCACTAGCGTAGGCGTCGCTGTCATTAGCATAGACGTCGCTGGCACTAGCGTAGGCGTCGCTCTCACTGCGTAGAGGTTGCTTTTCTAGAGATTGCTTTGTACCGCCACTTAAGAGAAAAACATTATCTAGGTTACATATTTTTAACAATTCTACCAATGTGATATATTTATTATGAAAATATATTTTGCGCGCGGTTTCAATTTCTTGTGGCGATGCGTCTAAATAAGGAATTAATACATATCTATTATCACCGGTTAATATATTGAAAAATGGAGATAGTATGCCATAACTGCAAACCTCGGCGATTGGTATTGGGCGCTTTTTTATTCCAAATATTGGCAACACCGCGCTATTTAATATAAAAGAAAAATAATCTCTAGAATATCTTGCCCTATATAAATCACCTTCTTTAGTACCTTTAATACCATTAGGGGCATTATGCCCTAGCATATGGCCATTAAATTCCAATATAAAAAAATTCTCATCATCAGTGACTAATACATCAACGCCATATATATGATACCCTATATCATTTTCTTCAAAAATAATAGAGTTATTAAATGCAATCGAAAACGCTAATGTTTTTTTAAATTCATTAAATTTTGTTTCATTTATAGAGGTTGCAATATCATTAGGGTATTTATATTCACGCTTGGTATTGCTTGCACATGAGATATGAATATTTTTGTTTAGCCAATCACCTTTTACATATTTATCAATTGCGGTTAAGATTCTATATTCATCATGGATATAGCATCGCTTAATTCCAGATTCTATAAGCAATAAAACGCATATCCTCAAATGAAATTTTTTACCATCAACGGTTAATGCCGGATTTGTAATATATTCCATAATTACTGCATTATGTGGTTTTATATTTAATTCTTTTTTTATTGAAAAATATTCATGTTTTTCAGAAAATACCCTAACACCTTTTTGTTTAGATATATTATTCTTTTTTAAGACATATACTTTATTTTTTACTGGGAGTTTGTTTAATATTTCAGTCTCAAATTCCACTATTGTATATGTTTTTGGTATATGTTTTATCCCTATAGGGAGTAATTTTTTTATTGTCTCATATAATTTTATTTTTTCACTTAATAATTTATGACCACCTAATGTATTTTTAATAACGGCTCTTTGATTTGTAAAAAGTGGATCCCAATACTGAATTTTACCATTTACCATATGTCCTTTAAAATTAACTTTACCATCAATATCAACACCAGAGGCCGATCCAATTGAAACATGTACATGTTTTGTAAGTGGAGTTTCATGAAAATTATATTTTGATAATAATTTCTTTAATTCATCATAAACCAATCCAACATCTCCATTATATATACTGTAATAATATTTAAGATTTTTTTGAGTTTCAATATTTTCAATATTATTAGCGGTTTCAATATTTTCAATATTATTAGTATCTTTAGTATCTTCAATATTTTTAGTATTTTTAGCCCTTCCACCCACTAATAATTTGCGCCTTGATAATGCATTTGTTATAATAAATGCTAATATTAATACCAATAATACAAACAATATAAACACTAATAAAAATGAAGATTTCATAATGTATATAACTATATTTATAATGTGTCATAGTTTTATTTTTTGAATTATATGAAAAAATATTATTATATATATATTATAAAAATGGATATTTCTATGGATGAAGAAGTGTTGCTAAATAAATCTAAAGAAGAATTAGTTGATTTAATAAAAACAATATATAATAAATTATTAGAAAAGCCCAAAATAAGTGAAGCCCAATTAAAAGCAATAAGAAATTATAATAAAAATCATCCAGAAATATTGGCCAAATCAAAAAAACAATACTATGAAAAAATGAAACAAAATTCTGAATGGGTTGAGGCAAAAAATAAACTAAAAAGAGAAAAATATCATCAAAAAAAATTACTTGCACAAAATTTATTTTAAATAAAATAAATTAATTAATATTTATTATGTTATGTAATATATACATACACAACGTAAAAAATATAAAATGTCAAAAAAAATAAAAGGATCAAATAATTTTTATTTAGATATATTTAATAAATTACTTTCTATCAATGAGCATAAAATATTTATAGTTTTTGACAAAGATGATAATATCTGGTTTGGGTTAAAAAGTTTATTAATGGCATTAGGTTATACTGATACAAATAGTGCACCAAAAACACTTGATATTGATGAGGAATACATTATAAATATAGGTGATTTAAAGGTACCCGAATCGACTAGGGGACTCTCTAATCTACAACCAAAAACTAAAATGATAAATAGTACAGGTTTATATGTATTGCTTGGCGTAAGTACAAAACCACTTGCTAAACAATTTATAAGACATTATGCTAAGTATATTATGCCAAGCATAACTAATACAGGTAAATATATTTCATCAGACAAAGACATGAAAAAAATAAAAGAATTAAATCACAAAATATCCGATCTAAGACATAATACAAAAACATTAATAAATAATCAAACTAATATAATTTATCCTAAAGGTTCAGCCATTTATATAATCAAACAAAATTATAATAATAAAACATATTATAAAATTGGGCATACAATAAATTTAAATACTCGGCTTCGCACTTATAATACTGGATCTGTGAACAAGATACATTACAATTTTTATTTTCTAATTGAAGATCCAACAATTGATTCATGTATTAAAAAAATAATGAAGAATATATAAAAAATAAAGAATTTTATAAGGCTTCTTTAAGTAGCATATTTAAATTTATTAAAAAATGTAATAATAGTATAAAAAATGTATGCTGTGGGTATTGCCAAAAAAAGATGATATTTGAGATTGCATGTAGCCATAAATGCAAATTAATTATTTAATAATGACAGCTTGCTTTATATTCGACATAATCGTATATAATATTCTTCTTGTTTTTTATTTTCATTTTCATCTTTTTGTCTCCTTTTTGTAAAAAGAGTTTTATGAAATTGTAAAGTATGTGCAATTTGGAACATTGGTTTTACAAATGCCATTCTTAGAGATATATTCAATGGGGCGTAATAAGAGGCTAATATTTCCATCAACACAAATAAAACATTTACTGCAATATTTTTTTTCCTATAGTTGTTATCTAATTCTATATGTGACAATACAATTATATCTATATTATCTATGTTTAGATCAATTTTGCCAATTTTGTCAATTTTAGAATGGCCATGATATAAATATATTTCTATTTTATCTCTATTTTTATTAAATGTTAAATGCAATTTTGAGATAATATTTGCATCAACGTGTAATTCTGTATTTACAATGCATTTTAAGGGCTGGGCAAATTGGGTTGTATTGTCTGACAAGCCAAAATGCGAATTTATTATATTTTTGGTTAAAAAATCATAATATTTACGACTAAATTGTGTTTGATATTGATTGTCATTAAATCCAGATATTGTTATATATGTATATAAATTTCTAATTTGCGGGACGTATTTATTTTCTTTCTCTGTAAAATCAACAGTGATGCTTATAACATTAAATCCAGAATTTGATTCGGGGTATGGTATAGTATCTGTATGTATAATACTATTGGCAATTTCATCAATGTATAAATTGAGTTTATGCTCCATATCGGAGATTTCAGTGATATTTAAAAATGTATCCGGCCACTTATATTGCACATCACTATTTTTTATATGCATTGTATAATTTTTATTCTTTTCTAATTCTTCCTCAAATAATATATCACTTTTACTAACAATGATGTCATTCATAAAATAACATTTTTTGATCCCATTTTTTGACACATATAAAAAGAAAAAAAGATGCAAATCTATCCTATAACCATTATATAAATATGGCTTATATTTTGCATAGGTTCGATATAATGAAACATCATCAACATAGTCTTTATATATTTTAATTTGCATATTTTTAAGATCCAATACCGATTTTAATTCTGAGCCTTGTATTACAAAATTTTTATCATATTTGCTTCCCGTTGATGATTTTATTATTTTAAATTTAGTTTCTTCATTACTAATTTCACTATATGCCAAATGGACAAATTGAGATTTTGTTGCGACCATATTTGTGTTTAAATTCTCAACCAATATATCATGAACAAATCCATTATTTTCTTTAATAACATTATATGTTAATAATTTATAATTGTTTACTTTATCCATTATTGCATCTTTTATTTTACATAGTCGAAAATATGCATCGCCTTTAGAATTTAGTGTAAAATGTAATTTAGTTGCGATTTTATCAATAAATGTATTTTTTTTAATCATATATATTTTGGCATCTTGATGCCCTTTAAGCCTATGCGAATATATTTCCAAAAATTGCGCGACCATCGCGGTTGCAATCCCGCGGTTTTGATATTCCCCCACAATCACAATTGTCAAATAATTATCACTATCTAATGCAAGATAGCCAATGACACTGCCACTAGCGTAGGCGTCGCTGTCATTAGCATAGACGTCGCTGTCACTGCGTAGAGGTTGCTTTTTTAAATGTTGCTTTGTACTACTGCGTAGCGGTTGTTTTTTAGTAAGAAAGATGAGAAATATATTACCTAAATTGCATATTTTTAATAATTCGGCCAATGTAATGTATTTATTATGAAAATATATTTTCCTTGCACCTTCAATTTCTTGAGGCGATGCATCGGTATAGGGGATCAATATACATCTATTTGCACCGGTTAGTATATTAAAGAATGGTGATAATACACCATGATCACAAACTTCCACCATTGGAATTGGGCGTCGTTTAATTCCAAATACTGGAAATACTGTACTATTTAATATGAAAGAAAAATATTTTTTAGAATTTTCTTTTTCAAATTTATCGCATTCTGGCGTCCCCTTAATACCTTTAGGGCAACCATGCCCGGTTGAATTGCCAGAATTAAATTCTAATATTAAAAAATGATTATCATCTGTTATTAATACATCAACTCCATATATATAATACCCCACATCATTTTCTTTATATATAATTGAGTCATTAAATGAAATGGCAAACGCTAATGTCTTTTTAAATTCATTAAATTTAGTATTGTCTATTTTATTTGCAATATCATTGGGGAATTTATACTCTCTACTAGTTGTACTATTGCATGAGATATGGATTTTTTTATTTAACCAATTGTTTTTTTGATATTTCTCTCCTGCGGTTAAGATTTCATATTTATCATGAATATAGCATCGTTTAATTCCGGATTCAATACTTAACAATACATACATCCTTAAATGAAATTTTTTATCATCAATGGTTAATGCTGGATTGGTAATGTATTCCATAATAATGGCATTATGTGGTTTTATATTTAATTCTTTTTTGATCTCATAATATTCTCTTTTGTCTGAAAAGACTCTAATGCCTTTTTGTTGGTTTAATTTATTTTTTTTTAATATATAAATTCGATTTTTATTTTGAGATATAATAGAATTATCTATAATTAACTCAAATTCTATTATTGTATATGACTTGGGAATATATTTAATTCCAATTGGGACTAATTTTTTTATCGTCTCGTATAATTTTATTTTTTCATTTAGGGATTTATGCCCACCTAATGTGTTTTTGATAACGGCTTTTTGTTGTAAAAAAAGAGGATCCCACCATTGAAGTTTACCATTTACCATATGAAGTTTAGCATTATCATTACCGTATATATCCTTCGAGGATAATGATCCAAATGAGACATGGACATGCTTTGTAAGTGGCTCTTCATGAAAATTATATTGGGCTAAATCATGTTTTAATATATTATAATCTAACCCAATATTTCCATTATATATACTATAATAATATTTAATATCTTCAATATTTTTAATATATTCAGTATTTTTAATATTTTTAATATCTTCAATATTTTTAATATTTTTAATATCTTCAATATTTTTAGTATTAGTATTATTAGTATTGTTAGTACTGCCACCTAATAATAATTTGCGCCGTGATAATGCATTACTAACTATAAATGCCAATATTAATACTAATAATACAAATAATATAAACAAAATAATCAAACTAGAGCAAATCATTATATATATTATAATGCAAAAAAATATATTTTAATACTTTTTGCATTATATTTTTTTGCATGTTTTTTTATGATTGACCCAGTCTTCAACTTGGCACGCTTTAGAGCAATACATTGCGATTTTACACCTAGAACATTTTAATATATTAGTTATACTTATATTGCATTTGAAACATTTATTTTTATATTCTTTACACACTTTTTTATGTGTAGGCCATGCAATATTTAAACAGCCTTGGCTACAAAATTGAACATCTTCGCATGCACAGTAATGAAGCCTATTTCCAAATGATATATTGTTGCACTGTGAACATGTATACTTATGAATATTAACTCTTCTATCTAAATTTTGTTGTACAATCTCTATAAGTAACTTAGTCTTTTTATTATTACTCAATTCATCAAATTCTAATGGATAGTTTACAATATAATAATACTCTCTAAAATATAATGTAATTATTTTATATAATATAGTGTTTCCATAATTAAAATGCTCTAAAATTTCATTTGTTTTAGGATCAACAGATGCCCTAATGGATAAAAAATAATGTATACACTCACCAACATTATAATTTACATATGGCTTATTTATTATGATCTTTAAAAACAATACTAATTTTTTTATTAATATTGCCAATTTATTTTGAATTGATACTAAATTTTCTATATCTAATCGAATACCATCACATATCAATTTATCATAATTTTGATATGCGCCAATAATACCAATTACGGGGACAAAAGTACTTAATATCTCATTTTTTAAATCTATAATTATAAAATCGTCTTCAAAGTTATCATTATTTATAATTTGTGAAAACTTTTGAATTTCACCTAAGCATTCTTCATATGTTTCTATATCTGAACGATATTGATTTATCAAAGAGCACAGCAATCTTGCTTCCATTTTTTCTTCCCTATCCTTAATTGCTTTCTCCATTTTTATTGCTTTTTCTGCCGTCATTGCTTTCTCTGCCGTTATTGCTTTCTCTGCCGTCATTGCTTTCTCTTCCATTATTGCTTTCTCTGCCATCATTGCTTTCTCTTCCATTTTTTTATTAAATTGTTCAATTATTTACTCTGAAATATCTTCTGGGTCAAAGCATTCTAATATATACTCTATTTTTTATATTTAAAACTATATACTCTATTTTTTATATTTAAAACTATATATTCAAATATGTTATATAAAAAAATATGTTATATAAAAAAATATGTTGTATAAAAAAATATATTGTATACAATTATTTAGCATTTGGGGGTAAATAATTAAGAGTCCATAAATTCATTATTTCCATATTCGTTAATTTTTAACTCATCGCGGTTATGAGTATCATCTTCATGTATAGTTTTTAATAAATGGCGACAAAATGTAAATACCGTTGAGTTATTCATTCCTATTAGCATTCCTATAATATATTCATTGCCAAATTGTTCGGCTTCAATCCAATCTTCCCGATTTTCAAAAAATCCACATAAAAATGATATCAATGGTTCTTTATGTTCATGTGAATTTAAAATTACATATATATTATGAATGTTAAGTATTTCATGTTGAAATTTTGTAGAAATTTGATTATTAATCACCATTAATAAATAATTTAAATAATTTTCAATTTCTGGTTTCATAGATTCGCATAATTTTCCCATAATATAATATTTATTTGTGGATTTAAAGTAATTATTGTCCCTATTAAGGCCACAACAAAAGGATAAAAATTTTCCACCATATTCTGAATTTGATAAAATTTTGTCTAAATTAGATAGAAGTAAATCGTTGCTCATTTTATAGATTTTATAGATAAAATAAGAGTATTCAAATATAACTTAAATGACACGATACCCAATTAATTGTCTACCAATGTCGGTAATTGTTGGGGCGGGTATTGATGTGATGGTGGGCAATGTACAATTAGCATAAATTCTAGGATTTTCTGCAAATAATTTAGTCCCCCAATGATTTGTTGCCCTTAATTTTAAATATGCTTCTATTCTTTTTTTGATGTCCTTTTTTGAAAATAAAGATCGTGGCAAATAGCATAAATAAATAATTGCTCTAAAATTTGGAGTTTCTCTACCTCGCATTACCTCAGATCCACAATGAATAGTTCTTGAATCCCAAAGTACTAAACTACCTTTTGGGCATACAATTTTTTGATAAGTGCACCCTTTGGCCAAATAAAATTCTTCTTCATCCCTATTTAATTTATACCAATCTTTTTTATCAATAGTTTCGCCTTTAGACTCTTTCCATTCCCTAAATTCTTTATGATAAATATTGCTTTTTTCCATAAATGATAAAGTTGCATCTCCCTCATTAACATCCAATCCAGTAACCCAAGATTGAACACATCTAAATTCTTTTTTGGAATAACTTTGATCAGTATGAAACCAAGTATTGCCTCTATTCCAACCACGATTTGTAAATTCTGGTGGAATATTAAAACTAAATCCATCAAAAGATACTAATAATTCATCTGGAGATACATCCCAAAAATGGGCAAATATTTCTATTATCTTTAAATTTTGTCTAATATCCCATGATATTTGAGCATGGCCACTATTAAAATGTTGAAACAGCATAGAATGTAATGGCAATAATTTATATATCTCTCGCCATGTATTTCTGGATTCCCTATTAATAGGAACTGGCCATTCTTTCGTAATGTGCTCAAAATAATCCCAGAGCCCATTTACAATAGATTCACACTCTACATCATTTAATACACTAGGAATAATGGCAACTCCATATTCAAGAATTGTCTCTCTTAAATTTTTCATGCTTGTTATGTATGACATACTTTTACTTTATTATATAATTACTTTATTATGACATATTTCAAATATTGTCAAATATTGTGACATATTTGAATATATATCTCATTTCAATCAAATTGTCATTTATATTCAATTGTCAATGTCAACACTAATAAAAAAAGATAGTCTTTGGTATATTTTGGTAAAAAAGGGGAAAAATAAATTGCTCGATGAACATTTCCAGAAATCAAAAATTTTGGCAAATATTGGCAATGATATATATCAGGTTCCAATTGAATTTAGTAAATTTTCACAAACGATTCAATCACCAATACAATTTATTCGATTTTTAGAGACATTATTATATTTTAAGATTGATTTATATAGCGACCATTTAATACTTTTGCCAGCAATTAAATATATTGAAAGCATGGCATTTGATACCAATGGCGACATTATAAAATGCCCAATTGAAATGATGTTTAGCATCATATATGAAAATATTAAACATATTCAAAATTCTATTGAATTATTTAAATTAATCAATGCATTATCTCAATCATTTTATGCGCATATTGTACAAATGGGATTAAGAAGCAAGTATAGAGACATTCATATTTTTACAAATGTACCATCTCATATTTTATATTTATGCGCAAAATATGATTTTAAAGAGTATTTTATATTTATGCTTGGGGAAAATGCAAAAACGGAACTCTATGATGCAAAACTTGACAATCATTTATTATTGACTATATTAATTTTAAATAATTCTAAACAAATATTTTATTATTTATTATCAAATGCAATCGATGATGATTTAACAAAAGAAATGTTACGAGATGATAAAATATTATTAAAATCTTTAATGGGGGAAATTCCAAATGATTGCATTTTGATCCCATTTGCGATTATGGAAGAAATTCCACCAGAGTATTATCATAAAGAAATAGATTCAGATGTGATAAAACAAATTCAAAGTATTTTTTATTCAATTGAATATGAAGAATATATTGATATATTATTCAATATAAACCGTATTGAAACAATTGAAGATGATGGTGATGAAGATTTTAGCTATATTAGAGCATATGATATCCATAATAGATATTGGAGGGATACTATTAATTATGTTAAAAACAATGACAAACTGATAACATTAGATGAAAATATGGTCATTCAATTATTACAAATATATAAATATATGATAAGATTTAATACCATTTTAGAAAATGACATATTTGTAAATAGATATATAAGGCATATTCTTATTAATGCATTAAATATGTCCATAAGAAATAATTATTATGATGTATTTAGATATTTATCAAAAAACTGTTCTGATATATTGCCCATAAATTTAATGGATTCAATAGCCGTTGACGTAAAGACTATTATAAAAGAAGATAATATTGAGTTTATAGAAAGATTACATACAAGTAAATTTATCAGTGTGCATGGATTTTCTCAAATAGATTTATTTAATGATCACATTAAAAAAGATATTGCATGTGGTAAATTAAACAATACTATTGTATCAATAGAGATGATGGATTTTATATATGCGTATTTTGGCGAAAAATATAGAGTATCGCATTTATTATTTAATATGTGTGGAAATTTAGAAACTTTAATGCATTATTTACTTGAACACACACATATTGAAAGCAATCATTTACTAAAAATGATCCAATATAATTGCACCTTGGATGATATTCATACTGTATTTTATAATGATAATGATCGTAGTGATCATAATAAGATATTTAGCCAAGGCATTATTGGACATTTTATTTTATTTTCAATTGTATTTAAGAGAGACGATATATATGAATATTTAACAGAGTTTGAACCCGCCTCTAGAAGACGTTATGGCTATGTTAATATATTTCAAGGCGAGTATTTAAACTTATATAAAGGTATCGATATTGATTATTTTATCTCAAAATTGAAACATTTAGTGCAAAATAAAATCATTGATGTAACAAATAATCATTTTATTGTAAAATTAATAGAATTATGCATCATTGATATTCGATTTATTAAAGTGGTAAATGCCATATATGATTGTATATTGGAATATAAGCTATACATAAAACCATATATGAATCATAATTGTGAAGATTGCCATTTTTGTATTAATATATCTAATATGAGTGATTATTTAATATCTAATGTGATGCATATTGGAAAAATAACACCCTATTTAGATGATTATATGAATGACTATTGCACAGAAAGAGGCTTAAAGTATATCGCAACTATATGTAAAGTGTTTTGTAATAATTACAAAAAATTCTTTCCCATTTATGAAAAATGCAATTATTCTGAAATTAAAAGATTTGAAAAGATAGAGATTATAGGCAAAGATTTTATTGAAAAATATTTATATTATATGAGATTGATCTATAAAGAATTATTAGGCAAAAAAATAAAAGCAAGATATATACCTGAATGTATATTATCATTTGTTGAATTTGACATTCATGATTACATTGAATCGTTTGTAGAATATGATGATCCTAATTGCACTAGGCATAACGAATATTATCGTAGATATGGCGTTTGTCATTAAATTTATAGTATTAAATTTATAGTATTAAATTTCTAGTTGAAGTCTTAAATCTTCATTTTCTTTGGCTAATTTTTCAATTATGTTATCCAAGTCAATGTAATAACTATTTATATGATGATATAATAGAAAATACCAGTTTTCATTTGTTGTTCCATATGTGGATTTATCAAAATGTAATTCATCATACTCATCTGAAAGTTGTTTATATTTTTTTGATAATTTATATAATTTTAGAGTATCTCTATTATCTTCCAATAGTTTGCTCAAAAATCCATCACGTTTATAATTCTCATAAGATGTATCAAAATCGCTCGAGAGATTCTCAAGTCTATTTATGCAATATTGTAAAAAATCGCCAATGTCTTTATTTTTCCAATATTCATATATAAATTTATTTTTAAATTTTGTAAATTCAGATAATGGTAGATTAGATGCAATCCAATCAGTTTCTAAAATTTTTAATAATAGTTCAAATTCTTCAATTGATAACATTCTAAAATCATTATCGCGGTCTTCTGGGATACCGCCAAAAATACTTTGGCAAGATAAATAAGGGCAAACACTTATTAAATCATATTTTTTCCCTCTTTCATTATGTACTAAATATCCAAAATCACTCACAGTGCGCCTTAAGCACTTACCATAATGTTTATGATCTAATACATCTATATCTTCATATTTAACCTCAATATTATCCAAAAATTGCGTTAAGGTTAATTCATTGGTAGGGATGCCATCAATCACAAATCGATAAACTTCACTCATTTTTTGCATGTATTCAAATATTAAGTTTGTATTCAAATATAAATTATTAATAAATTTATTAATAAATTAATAAATTTATTAATAAATTATTAAATATATAACGTATACGACATATAACGTATACGACATATAACGTATAGGATGCTAAAACTATATAAAAATGATAAAAAACAATATATAATGCTTAAAAATGATAAAAATTCTATTAATAAAATTATACATGGGATAAAAAATATGAAAATATTTACAGAAGAGGAAATTATAAAAATGAATCATTTTTCATATGATGATAGGATGTCTATTTTACTAGAATATAATAATATGATAGAATTTTTAACATCTTATATTATAGATTATTAAACTCTACATTTTCTTGTAAAATGGTCTTTTAATTCATTAGAGATTGAAAATTTTAATTCAAAGACGATAAATTCAAATTCTTCTTTACTCATTGTATTCATTGTATTCATTGTACTAAATATAAATTGTGGATTGTTTGGTGCATAATATGCTCCCAAAATGTCTAATAGTACAAAGATCACATTTAAACTCATTGTGTTGAGATCGCTATCTAAATGAATTGATTTTAATTCTATCATATTTATTGTGATGTTATTTAAGTTTAATGCTATGGTTCCAATTTTTGATAATTTATTATCGATATAGTATAATATATCAACATGATCTCTTTCTTTGTTAAATTGTAGTAATAATTTACATATAATGTTAGAGCAAATATTAGGTGATATTGGTGATCGAACATGGCATAATATTGGTCTTGAATCATTGTGTTTTGAATCATGACAATGAAATCCAAAATGTGGATTAATAACACATTTTTAATGGATGCATGCTGTTTATAAAATTCTGGGCTAAGATTTAAATTAACACCCTTTTTTGAATCTTTAAATCCACCATATGAGCCAAATGATATTATATTCTACATTTTCTAATAAAATATTCTTTAAATAAATTGTTTTTGTAAAATTTTAATTTATATGCAATATTATGTATTTTTTTCTGATTAGGGATTATTAATTGTGGTATATACGGGGCGTAATATGCGCTTAAGATTTCCATAAGAGTAAATATAGTATGAAATAACATATTTTCTTCCATTTTTATATCTTTTATATTTAATTCTATTATATAATCTTCCATATGAGATAAATTTAAGTGTATGGTCTCTATCTTCTCCCCCATATAAAAAACCTTTACTGTATTCCTATCATGATTAAATTGTAATGATAGTGAAGAAATAATATTTGGGTCAATACCATGGTCAATACCGGTATTGCATTTGCACAATATAGAAGGCATTATAGTATGTGGATATCCAAAATGTGGATATATGACACAATCTGACACCCATTGATAATATTTTTTGATAAATGATTCATCCATAAATTCATTTGGTTCGATAGGGCTATTATTCCAAACTTGATATAAATTTGGAATATATTTTTCGCCTTTTTTTATAAAATTTATATCTATGGTGATAGGTAAAAATCCAGAATTGCTCTCACTATATAATTCTATTTTTGATTTAGAAATTGCATTTACAATTATAGATATATATTTATCCAATTCAATCCCATCTAAATATTCTACAATCTCACTATTTGTAAAATCTTTTGTAAAGTCATATTTAGTATGGGTATTTTTTATATTTTTCATATCTTTCATATGGGTATCTAAATTATAATGTTTATCCATATATGAAATCGCTAATATATCCGAAAATTTAAAAAAATGAATAATTCCATTATTTTGCACATATATAATTAAAAAATATCTTAATCGTAATATATTTTGATCTTTAGCTAAAAATGGAGATTTTTCGCGTTTTTCAATGGTATCAGAATGAAATATCTTTTGAAAGTCTGAATTGTCATGATCATATACATATTTTGTAAAAATGTCAATATTTTTCAATATTGATAATTTCAATGATGATTTTAATTCTGCGCCTTGATAGGTAAAATTCTTATTATGTTTATTTCCCGTAGAATCTTTTGTAAGGCGATAATTTGTTGTTAATACCTCATATAAAAAATGCACAAATTGAGAATTTGATGGTGCAAATAAAGTAAGATCAAAATATGATTTTGCATTTTCAATAATTTTATAGGTTAATATTTTATTATTATTTATTTTTTTCAATATGGGATCCATTATCTTACACTTTCGCTCACATTTATTAAATTCATATTCAATAAAATGTAATTTTGTTGAAATTCTTTGCAAAAAAACATTAGATGTATTTAGCCTTAATATATGATTTGGGCTATATCTGGATGAATATATCTCTAATAATTGTGCAATCATTGCGGTTGCAATTCCGCGATTTTGATATTCTTCCATAATGGCGATTTTTATAAAAGAATCAGCCACGCCAATAAAACCAATGTCACTAGCGTAGACGTCGCTGTCACTAGCGTAGACGTCGCTCTCACTGCGTAGAGGTTGCTTATTGGAATTGCGTAGAGGTTGCTTATTGGAATCGTGTAGAGGTTGCTTGTTGGAATAGTGTCGATTATTGGAGATAGCAATTAAAAATATATCTTGTGGTTTACAATTTTTTATTAAATGTGAAAAGGATATCGATGCGTAAAAATTCATTTGTTTGGCAATGGTGATTTCTTTATCGGTTGCATTTAAATATGGTATTAAATAACATTTATTGCACCCAGTTAAGATTGCGCCAAATTGAGACAATATGCCATTCCCAATGCATTCGGATTGTTGCGCCATTATATTTGGGCGTTTTAGGCCAAGATATGGAAAAATTACACAATCTAATTCAAATGAAAATATATTATTTGATATTTTTTTATGAAATTGATCTTCTTTTTGTTTGTCATTTCTAATGCCAAAACCATTTGCACCATATCCCGGGGTATTATTAACTTCTATAATATATGGGTGAAAATCTTTCGTGAAGAATACATCAACCCCATATATAGAATATCCCGCATCGCTTTCGGGGTAATTTTTTACATTTGACATAGAAAGCGCCATAGTAATTACATGTATACACTCGGTTAAATTTTTTAATATTGTTTGAATATCTTTATTCGTAATGTTTCCGTGAATACCGCTACACTTAGACAAATCATCTGGAAATTCATATCTTTGGGGAGTTGTATGCCCACCGGTTAAATGAATGTCGCCATTTAACCAATCTACAGGCGTATATTGTTTTTTGGCGGTTAAAATGTGATACCATTCATTTGCATAACATCTTGTAATTCCAGAAATGACACTTAATATAAAATGTATTCTTAAATGGAACTTTTTTCCCTCTATGGTTAATGGATTACTAATATATTCTGATATAATAGCATTGTTTGTTATATGTAGAGATTTTTTTTCTCTAAAGTATTCTTCTTTTGTCTCTATTATTTTAATGCCCAATTGTTGACCAATGCGGTCTTTTTTTAAAATATATGGTGGCGACCATTTATCGGAAAAGCGCTCAAACTCTTCAGGGGTATAACTTTTGGGCAAAAATTTTATACCAATTGGGATTAAATTATATATTGTATTATATAATTCAGATTTATTTATAAAACAACTATGTCGATCTAATGTATTTTTAATTGCGGAATGCTTCTCATAAAAATTTGGATTATAGGCGTTTACATTTATACCTTTTTTGTGATTTGGAATGCCAAATGACACATTTACCCTCTCTGAAATTGAATTAGATTCTTTAAATCCATAATCATGTAATATATTACGTAATATATCAAATTCTAAACCTAAATATGATTTTACATTTCCAGTAGAGATAATTGAGTATGTCATAGTCACTAGCGTAGACGTCGCTGTCACTGCTGTCACTAGCGTAGACGTCGCTCTCACTGCGTAGAGGTCGCTTTTTTTGCGTAGACGTCGCTCTCACTGTGTAGAGGTCGCTTTTTTAAAATATGCTTGTCACTAGGGTAGAGGTCACTGTGTAGCGGTCGCTTATTTGAATAATTTGAAGAGTTACCACCAAACGTATTTTTTATATTTACATTGCTTAAAATAATAATATTTGAGATAATAAATATCAATATCAAAAATAGTATAAACCATATAATTTGGGCAAAATAAATCATACTTATATTGTAACAAAAAAAGAAATATTGTAACAAAAAAATAAAAAGTTTTTGTTTTTTTTTCTTTTTTTTTTGTTTTTTTATTTTTTATTTCGTTTTTGTGCTTTGCCCTCAGGCATTATATATATACAAGTCACACAAATTAAAATAGAAAATAAGTGTGACAAAAGTATATACAATGGCATATATGTAAATATGCGTAAAAGAAGGAAAAGCAAAAATTTGTATTGTTTATATTATATTATAATGAGGATATATTGTAAATAGCCTCAGAATAGTAAGAAATTGAAATGCCTATTATTATGTACAGAAGAAGAGCAAAATTAGTTTTACCAAGCTGAGCCCTTACCATCGTCACCTGAGTTGGCGTCTGGGTTGGCGTCTGGGTTGGCGTCTGGCTTGGTGGCTGGCTTGGCGTCTGGCTTGGTGGCTGGCTTGGCGGATGACTTGTGCTCTGGCTTGCGCACTGGCTTGCGCACTGGCTTGGCATGTGTGCAGGTTTGATTATGTGTATGAAATGATCCACTAAATGTTAGCGTACAATTACCACATGTTGTCGATTTTGCAGTCTTCGCAGTCTCCACAGGTTGACTTTCCCATTCAGCTTCAGTCTGATCCCAACCATCACTTGAAGAACGACTACCTTTCACAAAAGCGGGAGAATTTTTTAGATAATGATTGCTTTTCACAAAATCACGAGGATTTTTAGAAGAACGAGAATCTTTCGAAGAATGAGAATCTTTTGAAGATTGTTTCTGTACCAATGGGGCGAGATCTGATTTTTCGCATGAGCTACATTCATTCCATAGCTTTATAAATGCACCCCTTTGGCCACTAGTGGTAAACATAGCCAATAGGACTGACTTTTCTTCAGGCATAGTACTAACTATTGCACGAAGTCCTTCGATCCCATGAATATCTTCAGTACGCAATTTTTCAAGCACAAGATCTAAAGCAGACTTTGTCGGCTCAGTGGACGTGGTGGTTTCTGAGATGTCAGAAACGACTGATGTATTATCATCTTGATCCAAAATTTTGTCTTCAACAAAAACAATACAGCATTCAATTTTTTTTGGAGGTAACAATTTGTTACTATTTTTATCATGTCTCATAAAACAATCACATCCACATTTCTTCTCCCCTGTGGCCTTATCAGTCGAATCACAAGGTTTAGCATTCTTTGATGTTGCGCAAACAATGATAAGTCCATCATTTGTTCGCATTAGTCCCATTTTTCCATTTGCATAGCCCTGTGATTTGCCAATATTACCAGCCTGTTCATGACTTACGCGTCTAAATACTTGCTTAATGGTGAATCCATTTTGGAGCTCTGTATTCACCTCAAAAGTATTCAAGTCGGCAAAATCTTCAATAGTATTTTTTCTGGCACCAGAAATAAATATTGGGGTAGCATTGGCTTGATCAAGGGCAATTTGGTCGGGTTCAACAATAGCTGACATTTTGCTTAACTTTTCAACGAACGAAACTTGGAATTAAATTTGTCTATTATATTTTTATGCTTCAAATATAACACTCTTAAATTATCGTAAAAAAATCATTTTTTATATATGCATTTATATAGAGAAAAATGATTATTTTGTTGATATTTATATTATTATTAATATGTGCTTTTATTTGTATCATATTTACATGCTTTAATAATGGCAGATATAGCAATAATGGCAATTCTTGCAATAATATCAATAATAATGCCAGATATAGCATATATGGTGGCCATGCACGGGAAGCCCATAAGCGTGAAAATCATGATATATGGGAGGAAAATGTAAATACAGCAAAATCGCTATTAAATGATGAGTTTAAGGATTTGTATAATGATAATGAAAAGCAAATAATATTGCATATATGTAAGCAAGAATTGGATTGTAATATATGGAATGATTTAATTGATTTTTCTAAGGAAAATTTAAACGAAGGCGCAAATTTATATCAGAATTATTATGTTCGCCCATTTGATCGTATAAAGGCATATTACCCGGAAAGTTTTTTGACTATTCCTTGTTATTTTCGCAAGTTTTTTATAAATAGATTACAGATTCTTACAAGATTTTATAAGCCAAATTCAGTCATTTTATATAATGGTGCGACCAATAGTGTTTTTTTACCAATATTGATTGATTTATTTCCAACATATATATGGCATATTTATGAAGAATTGGATCTTTCCTATGAGCTTGATCTGAAAAAAAATACAAATTTATATAAAAAAAAGATGGATTTACAAGAGGCAAATACTTGGAATGATAAAGTTGATGTATTTATCTCAGATTTTAGACGCCCAGTTCAGAGCAGTACAATTTCATTAAAGAAAGAAGATACACCATTGCAAGAAAGAGTAAACAAAATGATGTTAGAGGATGTAATGTTTAACGTAGAGCTTATGCGAGCCATTAAACCCAAAATAGGCG